AACAATAATTTATTAACACTCTGTTCATAATTTATACTTTATTTGTTAACAACTCCATGATACAATAAAAGAAAAACTCAAGGAGATATAAGAAATGAAAAGACCTAAAGACGGAGTTATGAATAGTAAGTTAACACCTTATGAAATGTTACAGGACGCTCTTTTGCAGCAAGCGGTAGCAGATATTAAAACAACAACATGGTATAAAATTCCATCGGATGCAATGAAGTGTTCATATGAAGAAGGAAAGGGGGCTGTACAGTACATTATGTTAGTTTTGAGGCATCACGGTTACACTAAAAATGAAATTGCTAATATTTTTAGAGAAATTACACCACATAACTATAAATATGAAATTGTAAAAGAAGAATTAAAGAAAAGAGGTATTGAACTATGAAACAAACAGAAATTCAGGCAAAATATTTTACACGTTGGCACTATGATTCTATCGAGTCCACTTCAAGCAAGTCCGACTATATCGCCCGTGTTGGCAAACTTGCCAACGTTGCAAACAAGCGTGCCAAAACTTTAACAACTGCAATATCAAAAGGCAGAATTGCAGAAGATAGAACGGCTCTTTTTAGATATCAAGACGCGGTTGACTACTATAATAAGCACGTTTCTTATAACGCTTCTTATGTATCAACAGGCAAGGCAGTTTATAAAGATTTTTCAATCCGTGAACTGAGAGCACTTGAAAACAAGCTTCTTCATTATCTCGAAGCAAAAGGTTCAACCGCCCGGGGTAGCATCGAAGTAGAAAATAAAAGAGTAGCAACGTTTAAAGAACGTTACGGGGTTGACATTTCCAATCTTTCCAAAAATATCCGTGATAAACTTTTTAACACGTTGCATTATCTATCAGATAAAAAGTATGCACAGCTATCAAGTGATCAAATAGTTACAATGTTAACTGAGGCACTTAATACAAACACACGTGAGGGATTGAATGAAATCTTTAGCACTTTTGAAGATTTGTACCCGTCTGTGAAAGATCAAGCAGAATTTAGAGTTGCCCTTATACAGAACAGTTCGCTGTCATGGAAAGATAAAGCACGTGAGTTCAAAGCTGCAAACAATCTGTATAAACGCAATCGAGCGAAGCCAAAACCGAAATCCATAAAGCAGGAGTTGTAAATTATGATAGTTCAATGTTTAAATAGATCAAATAGTTATGATAATATAGAAGTGAAGTCAGTGACGGACTATGTGCCGTCACACGGCTTTTCATTGCATAAACCTTTAGGCAAAAAGAAAGACAGCCCTTATTATATTGATCAATTTGGAACTTTTGACATTGAAACAACTTCACGGACTCGTATTGAAAAAGATGATCAGGGCGAAGAAGTAACAAAGCCTATTGATGCTTTTATGTATGTTTGGTCTGCTTGCGTTGACGGGGAAGAAGTACAGGGTAGATATTGGAAAGATTTTCTTGTTTTACTTGATAAAATTCAAGCTTACTACAAAACTAATGAGTCGCGCTATTTTGTGATTTACGTTCACAATCTGCCTTTTGAATTTTCTTTTATGATTGGATATTTAAACGACTATAGCGAAGTGTTTGCAACTGGTAAACGTAAACCGCTTGTATGGCGATTAAAGAAACGCGGTATTGAACTGAGGTGTAGTTACAAGCTCACAAATATGTCGCTCGATAACTTTACAAAGAAAATGGCAGGATGCCAACACATAAAAGCAAAAGGTGATCTGGACTATTCGCTTATAAGGCATAATGAGAGCTATATCAATCCTACTGAGTGGGGATATATCATCAATGATACTCTAGGGTTGTGGGAAGCAATAACTTACATGCTTACAAAAGATAAAGATACTATTGCAACTGTGCCGCTGACAAGTACCTCTTATGTGCGCCGTGACATGAAAAGAGCTATACGAAAAGGAACTACAACTCGAATGCTAAAGAAAAAGCTTGCATTAAACGACAAAACATACAAGCTTTTAAAAGAGGCTTTTCGTGGCGGTGATACTCACGCAAACATGATAAAGTGTGCAAAAATATATCATGACGTTTATAGTTTTGATGCATCGAGCATGTATCCGGCTATGCTTCTTTTGATGCAGTTCCCAGTAACAGCATTTGAAAAAATGCCTGTTACATCAAAATGTTTGAAGTATATAAAAAGTAAAAATCTTGCATGGATTGCACAAATAAAGCTTACAAACGTAAGACTTAAAGAAGATCAATATAACCCGTATCTATCAATAAGTAAATGCCGTAACTTGCAAGGGGTTGACCCTGACAATGGCAGAGTATGGAAAGCATCAGAGCTTGAAACAACTGTTACAGATATAGATTTCTCTATAATTGAAGAATGCTATGATTTTGACAGTATTGAAATCATAGAAGATACACTCTATACCGCACGTTATGGATATATACCAGATGATGTAAGAAGTGTAATCATGGAGTACTTCACGGCAAAAACCAAACTTAAAATTGCTGTAAAGCATACCGCCCCAAATAGCAAAGAAAGAGAAGAAGCGGAGTACGACTTGATGAAAGCAAAAAATAAGCTTAATGGCATTTATGGCATGGCGGCAACAGATCCAATTCACCCTATTATGTTGTATTTAGAAAACGAATGGCAAGAATTTTCATATGCAATGTATGAAAATGATATTGCATATAAAGAAAAAGTTGATGCAAGCGGCTTTTCGATTCCTGATGAAAAATCTATTGCAGAGCAAAGTGAGAAAAGCGTATTGCCTTATGTTTGGGGGGTATACACAACTGCACACGCAAGAAAACATTTACGTAGAATTTTAGCATGTGCAGAAAGCTCATATATTTATTGTGATACAGATAGTTGTAAAGCAACTAAATTTAATTTTGACAAACTGACAGAATTAAATAATTGGATATATGAGCTATGCGAAAAAACTAATACTTTTGTTGACATTGACGGTAAAAAATATTATATTGGCTATTTTGACTGTGAAAGCGATGTGAAGTCAGAAAACAAGTATGAACCTGAATACAAAGATTTTAAAACGCTAGGCGCAAAGAAGTATTGTTTTAATGCGTACAAAGAAACAAAAGATAACACATATTTTGGCTGTACCATATCTGGAGTTAAAAAAGCAAGGGGGGTAGAAGTGATTAAAAACCTTGATAACTTTAGAGAGGGCTTCAAAATTAAGAATAGTGGTGGTTTTCAAATCTGGTATAATGACAACGATACTATCACAAAAACAAAAGTTGTTGATTATCAAGGTAAAGAGGGGATAACCGAATATACTGGGTATAGTTGTATGATAGCACGTGACTATGAAATAGGTCTTTCAGATGATCAAATAAAGAATTATACTATAATTGATGAAATAGCCGAATAAATAACGTTTTATTTGCAAAACTTTTGTAAATAAGTTATTATATACTTGTAAAGGAAAGATACCCTAATAAAAGAAAAGAGGATAATGAAAAATGAGAATTGAAATGCAATCAAGAGAGTTTGACAAGAAAGAAATGTTTAAGATGACAAATGACAATCACCTGTTAATGAAAAATTTATCCGATGGTAGCGTTATAAACGTTACTGATTATGTACGTTATACGACAGATGACGGAAAAGAAGTTGCAGTTTTCTATAATACTGATCTTGATACAGGCGAAGTAGTAACAATTGCAACATCAAGTCCAACTGTTATCAAGACGGCTGAAAGTGCTTTCCATTTTATGGAAACATACAATTTACAGTTTAAGCTGACACGCTCACAAAGTAAAGCAGGCAGAACTTACATGAATTTTGAGCTTGTATAAATAATGGTTGGGTGGCAGAGGGAAGAAATACAAGTTGTTCAAGGGTGAGTCTCACAAGCTCACCCTTTTAAATTATAGGGGTGATAATATGAACTTATATAAAGAAAACGGCTATTTGAATTACCAATATATTTGTGACGTTGGACAACGTTACATTGATATAATAGGCGGCAGAGGTATTGGAAAGTCTCACTTAATATGTGATATATGGAATGAAAGTAAGTCACCAATTTTGTATGTGCGTAGAACAAACGTTGCACTTGAAAATAGTTTTTCAACAATTGGAGACTTTGTAAAACCAGACTGGTTTGGGAAAGATATTCGTTTGAAATATAACGACAAAAAAGGTTATGGCAAGGCATATCTGACAGACAAGGACTTGCAAAACGATAAACCTTTTATAGTAGGTGTTTCTCTGTCTACTTTCCAAAACAAAACTGGTATAGATTTTACACGCTTTTATGATGTAATTTTTGATGAGTTTATCCCCCAAAAAGGTGACAGACCTATAAAAAATGAATTTCAAGCTTATAAAAATATCATGGAAGTGCTTTTCAGAAACCGCCCTGAGTCAGAAACGGAAAAAATTAGAACTTGGTTTTTTGGGAATTCCAACGCAATTATGTCGAATATTTTAATTGGTTATAGGCTTATCCCAGATTGCTACAAGGCAGTAAAAGAAAGAACAGAGATTACACAAGTAGATAGGTGTGAGACAACACTTATACTTCCTTTTAACTCTCCAGTATCAGAAAAAAAGAGACAAAACGCTTTCTATAGAAATCTGCCTAAAGGCAGAGCTAAAATGGAGCTTGATAATGAATTTATGGATTTGGAAGATGATAGAATACGGCACCAAAACTTAAAAGAGTATACGCACGACATGAAAACACCTCTGTTTTCAGTTTGGTTGCATAAGTCAGATTTTAAATTTTACGTGACTAAACCTATGCGCTCTCATTGTGATGATGTTTTTGATGCTTCACCATCATCACTAGAGAGGTGGCAAACAAGTAGTAAAAAATATCTAAAGCCAATGTTTATAAGTGGTGATATAACATTTTCAGACTACGAAACACAGTGCGATTTTTTAGCCTCTTTTGATTGTGTATCATGGTATGATATTTTATAAAGTTGTAATTGACAAACAATTATATAAATGTTATATAATAAATAGGCGGTTGCACTATCCAAACACTAGCCAGTGTGTGCGAGTCGGGGACGACAGACAGACCGCCTATTTATTGCTGTATAGTGTAAACGGCAGCACGTGTGACTTTGAATCACAAGGTAACAGTTCGAGTCTGTTTACAGCTGTCAACAAATAAAGAAAAGAGGTAAAGATATGAAAATTGATGAAATTTTGAAGCTTGTGAATGCTGGCTATAGCAAGGAAGAAATTGAAAAGCTTGATATTACAGATCAGAAGGCAGATCAGAAGACAGATCAGAAGACAGATCAGAAGACAGATCAGAAGAAAGATCAGAAGACAGAAGGTTTTGATTATGATAAGTTTGCATCTGCTCTTGTAAAAGCACAGCAGGTTGCAAACGGCAAAACTAATTTTGGCGGCTCAAACGAAAAGACAGATATTAGTAAATTTTTCTAAGGGGGTAAAAAATGGCTACTTTAACTTATAATCAGATATCTGCTATTCTTAATACTATGTATGAGGAATACACAGGCAGAAAAACAGGGCAAAATTTAAATTTCGGGCAGATGCAAAATACCTTTAAAATGGGGCTTGAGCGTGAGGATGATAACCTTTATCAAATCATTCCAACAGTGTTGGCAAGAACTATTTTTAGCATTCGACCGTATTCAAGAAAGCTTTCTGGTATGGTTTGGGATACGGAAAGATACGGAAACTACATCCGTAAATTTACCCCTATTGTTAACGATTCCAACATTGACAATGATGAATGGAATGTAAACGTTGAGCTTAATAAACCAGATGCAAGTCAAGATTGGAAAGCAGGAACAAAGCCCGTAAAGTATGATGTTTTGCTTACAATTGCAAGTGGTGGGCAAACATTTGCAAGAAAGTACACAATTTGGAAAAATCAACTGAATGCCGCTTTTGATTCTGAAAACGGAGTTGCGTCATACTTCTCCATGTTAATGACTGAATTTTCAAACATTTATGAGATTGACCTTGAGAATATCGCACGTGCGCAACTTGCTAATTTGGCTATTATTTTGGCAGATGCTGGAAGTGCCACCCCGACAGCAGGAAACATATGCAAGAAAACACAAGTTTTCCATGCGTTAACAAAGTATAACGCTGAGACGGGTCTTGCCATGACAGCAAAGACAGTCATGAATCCGGATGACTTCCGCCCTTTTATGATTTGGCTTAGCGCGGAAATGAAAACGTTGAAAGAAAACCTTGCAGTTCGAGGCACACGTTTTCACGGAGATTTTACGGGAAAAGTTGTAAACCGTCACACGGATGCAGCTGACTTAAGATTTTATCTGGTTTCAAAGTTTGGTAATTATTTTGAGGCAAACGGCAGTGAGTTTTTCCACCCAGAGAAAGCGGAACTGGGCGATTATGAAAAAGTCACATTCTGGACGGATCCCGAAAATCCAATGACGATTAAAGGCAGTGCGGAAGGTGTAAAGACAGACGGTACTAGTAAGTTTACACTTGCCAACAAGACAGTTGAAAACGTACTGGGAATAATGATGGATATTGACACACTTGGAATTGTGCCTGTTGATCAATGGAGCGCGGTGGAACCATTAAACGCACGTTTTGGCTTTAGAAACGGTTGGAATCATTACACATTTAAGACACCTGTTGACTTTACGGAAAACGCAATTTTGATTTTACTTGATTAAACAAAGGGGCTTCAAGCCCCTTTTCTTGAAAGGAGTACACATGGCATTTGAAGTTAAATTTGGAAAATCAGACAAAAGAATAAATAGCACAAAAATTCCAACTCTGGCAGAAACTGTCACGTGTGTGCTTAAAAGTGGAACAAGTGTAGAAAAGCCTACTTTTATTTTGCAAGGTGTATCGCCTTTTGATTGGAATGTTGCGTACTGTGAAACGTTTGGAAGATATTATTTTATCAATGATATTACATATGTAGAATCTACATATGAAATATCATGCACATGTGATTATTTGGCAAGTTACAAAAGTGAGATTTTAAACAATTCTATGTATGTGACACGCTCATCAAATGTTACGAATTTTAATAGATATTTGATTGATACAATGTTTCCAACTACTGCACAGCCTACTATATCACAATCAACTGCAACTTTACCAACGTCAACAGTCGGCTCTATTTTGTGTTGCATTATAGGTAATGGCGAAAATTCTTTTTTATCGTTGCATCCGGCAACGTTTAAAGCTATCACAAAATATTTATATTCGCCTGAGTATTTAAATGGATTAAACACAATATTGGAAACACCTTCAGACGTGCAAAAAGAAATTGTCAGACCGCAAGATTACTTACAAAGTGCAATATGGATACCATTTGACGTTTCAGACGGAACACCAACACAAATTGTACTAGGATATGTTGCAACTGATTACAGCGGCAGAGACGTTGGAACAGGTGAAGTGTTTACACATAGCGTGTCTTTAGCTGTACCACATCACAGCGAAAGCGAAACTCACAAGTACATGTTGTATGAACCTTTTACACAATACATTCTAACATTGCCGTTTATAGGAACTATGCGATTATCCTCTAAAGAACTAGCAAATATTGACGCTCTAACAATAAAATATTCTGTTGATATAAACGGCGCTATTTTTGTTACAGTTACAGCTGGTTCAATATTACTTTTCACCGCAACTGGAAACTGTGGTGCTCCTGTTAGTTATTCGGCACGCTCTACAAATGTAATAGGAACTGTATCAAGTGCAATCAATGCAGCGTTTTCTTTTGCAACGCATAATATTTTAGGTGGTGTTTCTGCTATTGAGTCGGGAATTTCTAGCATTGCCCCAACTGTTGAAACAAGCGGTGGTAGTGGTGGTACAATGGTTGGAAGTAACGTTATTGCTTTACGTGCTATTTTTGCAAATCAGCCTAACCGTGATTATGAGCATTTTGGCTATCCTGTTTGTAAAAAGATAAGTTTAGCTAATTTATCAGGTTTTTTACAGTGCGAAAGTGCAGATGTTAGTTGCTCTGCGACTGAAAACGGAAAAGCAGCTATCAATGATTTTTTGAATGGGGGTATGTTTATAGAATGAAACCTTTTGTATATAGTGGATATTATGATGGGGAAGGTGTCTCAAGCCCCATTATTAACGAATATGAGTCGCGGCAAAATCCAAACATGATTCACATTAACAATACTTGGGACTACGCAACATACTTTCGCTACTTTTTGCAACGTGCAGAAAGTCTTATACTTTTTGACGGTATGCCTAAAAATTGGTCAAAAAATTATATCTATCCTCTTTTGTTTTTAAAAGGTAACTTTTGCGTTATGAATACCGCAAAGTTTGGACTCATACCTCAACACGGTTCACCTTATGGCTTTGATGTGCAGTATCAGCCTACTAACTATGTAGTCGCGAACCCCGCTTTTGATGCTACTTTTAACGGAGACTTAATTATTGGCGAAGATTGCGAGATTGTAAAGTTAGCACCTGATTGGTGCGGTATTGGTGATCTTA